GTACTATAGAAAAAAAACCTATCTTTAATAAAAAAGGAGAACCTATTTTAGGTGATGATGGAAAACAATTGGAAAAAGTTATAGGTTATACTTTAAATAATCCTGACCAATATGTTGTTGTTATAACAGACACTATTAGGAAAATACCTAGAGAAAGACAATTTAGTATGAAAGAAAATATTGATAAATATTTAGAATATGCTACAGAGTTAAGAGATAATTTAGGGGTTGCATTTGTTCATATAGTTCATTTGAATAGAGATATGGCTGATATTCAAAGACAGAAAGCTATGGGTGAGTATCTACATCCAAGTCCTGAACAAATAAAAGATAGTGGTAATGCTAGTGAAGAAGCTAATCATGTTATAACTATGTTTAATCCAAATGATGATAGGTTTGGATTAAAAAAACATTTTGGAGTTGTTATTAAAGATAGTAATAACAATCAATTCTATCCTCAATTAAGAACATTACACCTTGTAGAGTCAAGACATAGTGTGTACCCACAACACTTTGCTGTCAATATGCAAGGAAACATTAAAAATTTTAAAAAGTTTAGTAATGAGTAAATTAAATAAAAATAAAGTAAGTAAAAAATGGGATTAAAAATTGGAATTATTGGTGAGCCTACAAAAGGTAAATCAGCTAGTATTGTACCTAATGAAGAATTAGGTATTAAAGGATTAAGTCCTGAAGAAACTATAATTATATCTTTTTCAGGAAAACAATTACCAGCAAAAGGTATAAATAGAATGTATCCAAGAGATAAGAAAATTTCTGAAGGAGGTAATTTTATTCATATCAAAGATGTTAGAGATTTAGCTAAAATTATTGATTATATTTCAAATTCAAGACCTGAAGTAAAGAATATAGTTTTAGAAGATGCTCAGTACTCTATGGCTAATGAATTTATGTCTAGGGCTAAAGAAAAAGGGTATGACAAGTTTGTTGATATAGGTGTTAATTTTAAAAATTGGATGACTGCTATTGAAAATGCAAGACCTGATTTATATTGTTATCTTATTTGGCATCCTGAAAAATCTAGTACAGGAGAGTATAAAATGAAAACTGTAGGTAAAATGGTTGATGACTATCTTACTATTGAAGGTTTATTAGATGTTATTCTTTATGCAGATTGTGAAAAAGGTGCTGATAATAAAATGCAATACTTTTTTGTCACAAATAATGATGGAAGATACCCTGCAAGAACAGCTCCAGGAATGTTTCCTGGTGATGATAATAGATGTCCTAATGATTTAGGCTATGTAAGAAAACAAATTGATGAATATTATAATTAATAGAAGATGAGTAATACAAAAGAACCAATTAAAATCACAAAAACAGATTTAATTGAGAAAATAAATGCAGGTTGGAAAAAACCTGAATTAGCAGCACATTATGGTATACCAGTATTAAGAATAGGACAAATAGTTTCTCAAGCTGGTTTAAGATTTAGAAGTTTTAAAGGAGAAACTGCAATTTTCATTGATGATACTGTAGATAATAATACTACAGTTGAACAAGAAACTTTAAAAGTTGAACCTAGTGATTTTGAATCATCAGCAGCTCATACAGAAGCTGTAGTATTAGAAGAAGCAAAACCTGAAACTAAAATTGTAGAAGAAGGTTTATTTTAAAATAAATTAAATAAAAAATAAAAAGTAATAATATGAGTATGTATGGATTTGAATCAGATTCAAGTAACTATAATGGTCCTAGTTTTGGACTAAATCAAGGAAAGGCTAAACTTATTGATTTTAAATGGATTCCTAATGGTGGAAAAGGTGGAGCTGCACAAGAAGCTCTTGAAATTAAATTTAGAGTTGGAGATGCTGAAACAGGTAGAGACTTTTCTTGTAGAAAATTTCCTATTACAAAAGCATTTTATAAAGATGCTGAAGGTAAGAATTGTGAAACTTCTGACCCTAATCATGATGCATTTAAAGCAGAAGCTAAAAAATTCAATGCTTGGATTACACATATCTTAAAATCATTTGCAACTGAAGAAGTAATTAAACAAGCATTTTCAGTTCCAATTAAAGATTTTAAAGAATTTTGTACTATTGCTGCAAGTATTCTACCAAAAGATTTTCAAAATGTATCTTTAGATATATTCTTGCAATTTGAATATAAATTGAAAGATACAGCAGAAATGACTTATTTACAAGTTCCTGATAATATGCTTTCAGGTTACTTCTTATGTCCTGCAACAAAAGAATCTTGGCAAAAAGTTTCTGATGCTAATGGTTTAAAATATGTTTCTGGAGAAAGTGTACATAATTTTGCTAGAACAAGCAAATTTATGGAAGGTAATAATGCAAAACAACAAAAAAAATCTGATACACCAGTAACTAATATGGGTACTCAAGGTGAAGGATGGTAAGAAAATAATTTGAATTGTAAAGGAAAGTCTATCTTTCCTTTACTTTTTTATATTTTTGCAAAATGTATGGTTATGAAAAAGACACTCAATTAACAAAAGAAACAATTTTAACTAAAATATCTCAAGAAGAGATATTTGAATTTATATTTGAAAGAAAACTAGATTTTTCTCAAAGATATACAAATCCCCTAAGACCTGAAGATAAAGAACCTGGTTGTAAATTTGAATGGTATAATGGCTATTTAAGATTAGTAGATTTTGCTACTGAACAAAAATCTTTTAATTGTTTTACTATGATTATGTTGAAGTATAAAGTAACTTTTCAAGAAGCTTTAGAAATAATACATAAAAATGTAAAACCAACTAATACTTATGAAATAAATAATGGATTTAAAAAAACTAAAAAAGAGAAATTTATTATAAGTGTAAAAAATAAACCTTATAGTAAAAAAGGTCTTTTATATTGGTCAAAATACCTTATTTATGAAAAAGAACTTATAGAAGATTGTGTTTTAGAAGTAGAAGAAGTTATTTATACAAGTAGTACCACTCAATTTATAACTAAAGTACCTGAAAATAGTATTACATTTTCTATTAATATTAAAGATAAGTTTAAAATATACTCTCCTTTAGCATTAGATAGATATAAATGGAGAACTAATTTTACAGAAAATGATATAGGTGGCTTAGATAAATTAGAAGAGACAGGAGAAGTTTTGGTAATAACTAAATCATATAAAGATTATAGAGTGTTGAAAAACAATCTAAAAAATCAAAATATAATTTGGTTTCAAAATGAAGGTATGATTCCTTCAAAAGAAATATGTGAAAATTTAATTAGTAGATTTAAAAAGATTGTTTTATTTTTTGATAATGATAAAACAGGTATAGATTCTATGTTAAAAATACAAAATCTTTTTAATACTATTAAAGATTCAACATATATAACACATATTCCAATTGAATATGGTGTAAAAGACCCTTCAGATTTAATATATAAAGAAGGGCAAAAAGATTTTATAAAAATAATAAACAAATTAAAATTAATAAAGTAATGAGAAAAATTACAGTATATAGTTCAGCAGGAAAAAAAACTACTATTAATTCAGATGTAAAAATCTATGGAGATTTAAAACCACAACTTGTTGAGAATGGTTTTGAAATAAATGACTCAACAGAAGTACTTGAAAGAGTTTCTAAAACAGCATTTACAGTTAATGAAGCTGTTTTACCAGAAGGAGAGTTCACTTTGTATGTTAATCAAAGTAAAAAAATTAAATCTGGTGCAGATTTAAGTAGAGCAGAACTTTTTGACTTTATAAAAAATAATCCTGAACATAAAGGACATTTTAGAAAAGGTGCTTTAAACCATACTCAGATATCTACAGGAGAGTTGAATGAAATGTACAACAGTTTACAAGAAAATTTAAATATACTTCCTAAAAAAAGTGAAACTAAATCACAAAAAATTGAAAGTAAAAGTGTTGTAGCAAAAGTTGAAAAAAATACTGAAAAAGTCTCTTCTTCTTTTCTATTAGATTTAAGAGATAGTTTACAAGAAGCTTATGATAGTAGTGATTGGGATATGGTTGAAACTACTATAGAATCTATAGATAATTATCTAAATTCTAATTCAGAAGAATTAAGTGAAGATGAGCAAGCAAGAATGGAAATGAAAGCTCTATTTGGAAAGTAAAAAAAAGAATATAAAGAATTAATATAAGAGTTATCATTTTATTATGATAACTCTTTTTTATTTTACAAGGTATGAATGAGCAACAATTAAATAATAAAATAAACTCTTTAAATTTATGGAAAAATTTAAATTGGTTAGATAAAAGAAAAGATTATATTTCTTGTGATATAGAACATATAAAAAAAACTATAAATACATTAATACCTATTTTAGAAAGTCATTATAAAGATTTATGGGATATTCAATTTAAATTTTTATATGAAGATATATCTCCAGAAGATGAATATGATGATGAAGGTAATCTTATAGAAGCTTTTCCACCTAAATATAAGTTAAAGTTAAAACATTTTTTTGTTATAATTAAGTTTCCTGAAATAACTGTAACTAATACACCAGGTAGAAAAATAAAACTATATGATTTCTTTATAAATGTCCCTTTTAGCTGTGTTGATGAATATATTAATATGAAGAGAGTGCAAGGAGCATTGTTATCTCCAACAAAAATTCAATATCAATCTAATTACAAACATTCTCATTTAGAAACAGTAAACAATAAAAACTTTCATCAATTTACTAGTTTTTGTACAGGTTCAGGAGATATAAATACTATGCAAGGAGATATTAATGATTATTTTAATAATATGTACAATTTTGATGAAAATTTATTTGAAATGTTTTTTCATCATTTAAAAAACTTTGTTGCATGGGAAAGTTTAGAGGGAACACCTTATTTTAGAATGAGTGGAGTAATAAAAAAAGATTCAGGTAAATTACCTATTATACATAACTATAATTTACAATCCTATTATGAGGATTTTAAATATCATATATTTAATCAAAATATTAAGCTACAATGGACTATTAAAGAAGGTTATTATTCTATAAAAGATAATGAATATTTTGAGAATTTAATCTTGATAAACAATAGATTTAGTAATAGTGAACTATGTTATAAAGATGAAAAAGGTGAGTATATTTCTGTACAATATGCTGAAAATTCAATAAATATTAATGTAGGTAATGGTAAATACATAATATTTAAAGGTGAAAAAGTTGTTTTAAGTATAAAAAATACTAATACAGATTTATCAGACACTTTAAAAAAATATGTTCACCCACAAATAAAAAATTATATCAAATCAAAAATTGAAAATGAGTACAATAAACAAAAATTTAAAGATAAATACTTTAGAGCAAAAAATTAAAATAAATATTACACAAGAGTTTTTAGATAAATGTAAATTCTTGTGTAAACATATACCTAAATTAGAATGGTCTGGAGTATTGTTTTATGACATACAAGGCAGTATTAAAGACCCTGAAAATATGCTTTTAACTCCTATAGACATATTTTTCTTAAATATAGGTAGTTCAGCTTATACAGAATATAATACTGATAATGCTAGTACAGGACTTGTAGATTTTATCTTTGAAAAAGACTATATAGAATTAAAACAAGGTCATATACACTCACACAATACTATGAATGTATTTTTTAGTGGAACTGATATGAAAGAATTAGAAGATAATTCAAGTGCATTTAATTTTTATTTGTCTCTTATAGTAAATAATTATATGGAAATGTGTGCAAAAGTTTCTTTTGAAGGTCTTTTACAAACATCTAAATTTCCATATAAAGTTAAAGATGAGAATGGAGATGAATATGAAATTGGAGAAAATCAATTAGAAGAAAAAGTTCTATTTGTTTATAATTGTGATATAACTAGACCTGAAGATTCAGATAAAGTTTCTAAAGATTTTATTAAGCAATATAATAAAATTGTTAATGAATACAATACAAAGAAAACAATAGCACAAAAAGCTCCTACAACAGGAGATAAAAAAGATTATCAAAATTGGAGAGAGGACTCTTTTATGCATAAAGAATTTGAATCTACAAGCTTTATGGCTAAAAGTTCTATGGCTCATGATGATTCTTTTTGGGAAGCTAACAATTCTATTTTAGATGATACTAATAGTGATGAAGTATTAATAGAAGATTTTGGTACTTTTTTATTAAGATTAGGTAAACCATTAGGTCCAGATGATGACTTAGATGCTTTATTTGAAGATTTATCTGCTACAAATTTTAATGTTAAAGATTATTGTTCAGCTATTAGTGAAAGATATATAGAATTATACAAAGAGTTTTTTCCAGCTTTATATGTAAATGAGGAATCTATAATAGCAAACACAGAAGTATTAATAGATGTTTTAGAAATGTATGTAACTTCTTATGTATTTGTGAAAAGCATAAATAAAACTTTAACTGATTTAGTAGATAGAATGACACATTATTTTAAAAATGATAAAAAGAAGAAAAAATGATAGGTAAATTTGATAGATTAAAAGATGCTCCTTGGTTTCCACAAGGTAAGAGAGTATATACTACAGTATGTGGAGCAGGTGGAACAGGTTCTTGGACAGCATTTGCATTATCAAGAGCTGGATTTCAAGTCAATATTTATGATTTTGATACAATAGAAGACCATAACATGGGTAAATCAAATTAATTTTCACTACCTTTGTGAAATAATTTGAATTTTATGAGATATATTTACAATAATGTAATAATTGTAAAAAATACTCAAAAATTGTCTGCCCCACTACATAGTGATGTGTATTGCAAACCCAGAATATGCTGGAAACTCCTTAGAGCTTTAATTACCAAAGTGTAAAAATATTAAAGATTGGACAATCAGCAGGGATAGATTAAATTAAAATTTAATAAGCCCTCAGAGACTACCAATGGGCATCTTATAAAAATAAGATGATGGTATAGTCCACCTATATATGAAAGTATATAGATTAAATAAAAAGGGACAAATGTTTAAAAAATCACAAATAGGTGATAAAAAAGTAGAAGCTGTTGCAAAAAACATAAAAGATTTTGTAGATGAAGATGTTATAATTTTTGATACTCCTTTTGTTAAAGATGAGCCTTTAAGTAATATGGTTTTCTCTTGTTTTGATAATATGAAAGCAAGAAAAGAATTATATGAAGATTGGAAAGATAAATTTGGTTCTACAAATGAAGATTCTATACTTATAGATATGAGATTATCTGTAGAAAATTTACAGATATTTTGTGTAACAAAAAACACTTTAAATAAATATGAGAAATTTTTATATACAGATGAAGAAGTTCCTGAATTAGCTTGTACATTTAAACAAACTACACATTCAGCTATGATGATAGCCTCTCATGCAGTAGCTTTTTTCACTAACCATATAACAAATGTTTTTGAAGGTGAAGAAATAAGAAATGTACCTTTTTTCTGGGAATATGTTATTCCTTTAGATATATTAAATTATAATTGTGAGTAGTATGGATATAAGACCAGAATCAAATTTTAAATGTATTAATGCTTTTTGTTCTTGGGCTAGAGACCCTTCTATAAATAAAAATTTAGAAATACAATCTACTTCTAGTTTTATATATACATCATTACATAATGAATGGTTACCTGCCTATTTATTCTATAACTTACTTCCAAATGATTTTGTAAAAAGATATAGTATTATTAAAAATGAAGATAATAATGAAAAAGTAATTACTTATTATCATACAGATTTTGTTATGGAAGTTTCTTTAGAAAATATAACCCCATCAGCTTTAATACTAAAAAATTGGGAAAAATTTGGAAGAACATTTAAGGAATCTAGTTATTTTAAAATATTTAAAATAGCTTCTATACCTCATCATTTAATGGTTGCAAAGAATACTATTTTTTATCCTACTAATGAAGGTTGGAAACCTTTATTTATGTTATGTATAAAAAAAGATGCTATTCTTAATTTGAAAACACCAAATGAAGAAATTAATAGTAAAGATATAGTAATACTAATAAGTAATAAAATCAAAGAATATGATAAATTACTTACCTTTATTAGATTACATTATTTTGATAAATATCTTGAAGATAATATTAATATTATTTTTACAAAAAATATTAGTGAATTTTGTTATAATAAAACTCCAATAGTTACTAGTAAAGATTTTAAAGATATTCCTTCTATGATGGATTTTTTAAATGGAGAAAATGATTTAGGAATATATAAAGAGTTAAAAGAATTATATGGAAGAGAATAATATAAAAGAAATATTTATACCTTTAAACACACCTTCTTCAAAGAATGGTAAACAATGGACAGGTAGTTTTTTAACTTCTTCTCCTGCTACACATAAGTGGAGGAGACTAACTAAAGATTTTTGGACAGAAAATAAAGATAAGTTTTTAGAAATGATAGAAAATGAACCTATTGATACACCATTATTAATAGGTATGCATTTTGTAAGAAAAAGTAGACATAAATTTGATTTTAATAATGTAACACAAACTATTCAAGATGAAATGGTTAAATATGGTTGGTTAGAAGATGATAATATCACAAAAATGATACCCTTACCCTTATTAAAAAATCAAACTTTTTTTAGTTATGATAAAAAAAATCCTGGTGTATATATAAAAATAATTCATAAGAATAAGGATAATTTTGTATCTTTGACTTTTTAAATCTATTACAATAAAGATGAAAGGATTACTTAGAAGAGATTATAATAAAAAAATTGGTATATATAGAATCTATAGTTTAAAAAATAATAAATCTTATATTGGAAGTAGTTCTAATTTATATTCAAGAATTAATAAACATATTAATGATTTAAAAAATAATAAGAAAACTAATATTAAATTACAAAATCATTACAATAAATATGGTGAAAATGATTTAAAATTAGAAATTATTTGTTTATGTAATTTAGAAGAATTATTAGAATTAGAATTACAATATATTTTAAAGTATAATTCTTTTAGAAATGGTTTTAATTGTTTAGGTATTTCTGAAGGTTTTCAAGGGTATAAATTTACTAAAGAACAATGTGAAAATTTAAAAAATATACAGAAATTAAATGCTATTAAATATAGGACTATTTTATTAGAAAATTTAAAAAAAGCTAGATTATCTAAAATTAATAACCCTATTAAAATAGATTGGTGGATAGGTAAAAAACATTTAGAAAAATCTAAATTAAAAATGTCTGAATCAGCTAAAAAAAGAAAACCTTCATTTGAAATACCTGTTATTCAAGTAGATATGAAAAATAATTTTATAGCTGAATATAAATCTTCAGCAGAAGCAGAAAGACAAACAGGTGTTTATAAAACTAATATAGGTAAGTGTTGTTTAAATAAAAGAAAAAGTGCAGGAAAATTTAAATGGCATTTTAAAGTATAAATAATAAAAAATGTAAAGTATGAATATATATGAGATAAATGCAGAAGCATTAGAGTTAGAAGCACTTATACAAGAAAGTAATGGAGAAATTACTCCAGAAATTGAAGAAAGATTGAGAATTAATCAAGAAAATTTTAATTATAAATTAGACAGTTATTGTAAGTTTATTAAATATCTTGAACTTCAAATACAATTTGGAGAATCTGAAATAGATAGAATTAAACAACTTATTAATAATAAAACTAATTTAATAGAAAAACTTGAACATAATATTGTAGAATCTTTAAAAGTATTTGGTACAAAAGATAGAGTAAAAGATATTTGGAGGTATGAAATAGGTACTTTTAAATTAGGTACAAGAACTTCAAAATCTGTCAAAATATTAGATGAAAATCTTATAGAAGATAAGTTTAAGAAAATTCAACTTTCTAATTTAACTGTAGAACAGAAAAACAACATTTTAATAGCTTTAAATTTAACTGAAGGAGAAGTTAATTTGAAAGAAGAATTTTCTAAAACTAAAATTAAAGAAGCTATTGATGCAGGAGAAAATGTTATTGGGGCTGAATTAACAACTAAACAAAGTTTACAAATGAGATGATAAAAGATAAAATAGGAGATGTTTTCTTTGATGAGATAAAAGATAACATATATAGTAATAGAACTAGAAAATATCTCACACCTATTTTAAAAAATTATGGAGAAGAATTTATAAGAAAATTAAATGTAACACACAAAGTAGCAATAGGTGTTAGTGATAAAATATTATTAAAATCAAATTTACATTATGATAATCACTTATTTATAATGTTTAATACAAATAAAAGAACTAAAATATTTGAATCTTTTTTAGAGTATGTTCAAAATTTTGAATACTATACACAAGACTATATTTTTGGTAATATTTTAAAAAGTCCTTATCATATTATTGTATTAAGAATACCTGATAAATTTACAGATACTTTAGACAATTTTAAAATAGGTAAGTATTCTTTACTTTATGATAAGCAAACAATTTGTAATCATTTTCCTTTAAACTCTGATATATATAAAATCTTAACAAAAAGTAAAAGTGCTTTACCAATGCTAATAAAAACTGTAAATAAAGAGTTTGATGTTAATTTTAATGAAAAAGATTTTATTAATAGAGATATAAAAGAATATGATATACCTCCAGTAATAGGAGAAGAAATTTTTAACAACCATTTAAAATAAAAATTATGCCACCAGAAAAAGCAATAAAAAAAGATGATGATAAAACTCCATTACATTTACTTCCACATATAGCATTAGAAGGTATAGCTTCTATATTTGGATTTGGTCAAAAAAAATATTCAGAGTACAACTGGAGTTTAGGTTTTAAACATAGTAGATTATATTCTGCTTGTTTAAGACACCTATTTGCCTATTGGAAAGGAGAAGATAATGACCCTGAATCAGGTAAATCACATTTATATCATGCTGGATGTTGTATTATGATGTTAATAGAACATCATGATTTACAATTAGGTGAAGATGATAGACCTACATATTTATTAAATAGACAAAATATTAAGTTTGATGAAAATAATGAAGGTAGGGTTTGATATAGATGGTGTATTAGCAGATTTTGGAAATCATTTTCTTAATTATTTAAGATTTGAAGACAAATCTCCACCTAAAGAATGGAATGACTCAAGATTTAAAAATAATTTTGAAAGTATTGAAGATGATGCTTTATTTTGGGAAACTATACCTGCAATACCTAACAGTCATTTGATTAGACACTTGTTTTTAAGTAAAGAAATAATTTGTTATTGTACAGCTAGACCTTTGTCTATGACAGAGATAACTAAAGAATGGTTATGGAGAAATGGCTTTCCTTATGCAGAAGTTATTAATGTTGGATTAGATGGTAAAAAATCTACTTATTTAAAAGGTAAAGTAGATTTTTTTATTGATGATGGTTTTCATAATTATGAAGATTTAAATAATAATAATATTATATGTTATTTAATGTCAAGAAGTCATAATGAAAATATAGTTATAGATAAAAGAGTGAATGATTTAACAGAATTTAAAAACAAAATAGATAGAATATGATAAAAGCAGAAATAGTAGCACATTCATTAAATCCACAAGGAGATGAAGTAATAAGTGTATTATGCACTTTTCCAAGAATTATTCTTGCAGAAGTTAATACTCATAGAATGTTAAGTAAGAATACAAGTAGTTCAAGAGCAATTCCATTTGAAAAAATGGTAGAAGTAGTACAAAATAATCCTTTTATTCCTATTGCTTGGCAGAAGGAACATAAAGGAATGCAAGGAAGTGAATATGCTACATATCCTGATACAGAAGATTTTAAATCTATATGGTTAGAAGCAAGAGACAATGCAATTAAGTCTGCTCAATTAGCTCAAACAGGGGATGTAAAACTAACCAAACAGCTTTGTAACAGACTTTTAGAACCTTTTATGTGGACTACTATGTTAATTACAGGTTCAAGACAAGGTTGGGATAATTTTCACTCCTTGAGAAATCCTATCTATGAATACAAAGGAGAAATTTTCAACAGTAAGAAGGATGCTATTAAATCTTATACATTTGAAAAAGGTTTTGAAGAAGATAGAAAATATTTACAGTCTTTATCTGATTTAGAATGGTTACAAATAAATAAAGGTCAAGCTGAAATTCACATGATGATGCTTTCAGAGAAAATATATGATTGTATTCAAGAATCAGTACCTAAACAATTAAAAGCTAATGAGTGGCACTTACCTTTTGAAGACAGTTTTAATATAGATGAAATGGTTAAAGAAACTTATAATCCAAAATATAATGGTTGTAATTGGTTAGAAGATGTTAAAATTAAAGTATCAACAGCAATGGCTGCTCATACATCTTATACAACAGTAGGTAATGAACCTGTTAAATCTTATGAAAAGTGGATTGAGTTACATGATAAATTAATTGCTTATGACCCACCACATTCAAGTCCTATGGAACATTGTGCAAGAGCTATGAGTGGTGAAGAATATCAAACTTTTTATAAAGGTAAATGTTATGCTGAAATTACAATGGAGGAAGAAATTTCTAATCAAGGTTGGTGTTATAATTTAAAAGGATTCATTTCTCTGAGATATTTTATAGATAATTCAATAAAATATTAGTATCTTTGTAAAAATTTTACAGAGTTTATGAAAAAAATTATTGGTATTTATAAAATTACAAATTTATTAAATAATAAGTTTTATATAGGTTCTTCTTCTGATATAAGAGCTAGAAAATATTTACATTTTTCTATGTTAAAAAATAATAAACATCATTCTCCTATATTACAAAGAGTTTATAATAAATATGGTAAAAAATATTTGTTGTTTGAAGTTATAGAAGAATGTGATGTTAATTTATTAATAGAAAAAGAACAATATTATATTGATAATTTAAATCCTGAATATAATTGTTGTAAAATAGCAGGTAGAACAACTGGAATTATTAGTTCTAAAAGAAAACCTATTATTCAATATAGTTTAAAAGGAGATATTATAAAAATATATAATTGTTTAGAAGATATTAAAAAAGAATTTAATCTGTCTAATAGTAGTAAAATTAGTAAAGTTTGTAATTTAGAAAGAAGAAAAGCATATAATTATGTTTGGAGATATTTTGGAGATAATCATTTACCATTTTCTTATAATAAAAGAAAAGGTATTTCAATAGCTGAGATAGATATTAATGGTAATATTATTAAAAAATGGGACACCATTAAAGAATGTGCAGAAGAATTAAACACTTCTTCTGCAATTTTATGTAATATATTATCTCCAAAAACAAGAGCAAAAACATTAAAAGGTAAAATATTTAAAAGAATATTAAATGAAAAAGAAAAATAGATATATGATAGACAATAAGATTAATTTATGATAACAAAAAAAGAAATAATTAAGCATTTATTGAACAATTAAAAAAAATAAAAGAATGACAAAGTATAAATTAATAAAAGAATATCCAGGTTCACCTAAATTAGGATTTGAAATAAGTGAAAGATATTGTGCTACAATAAAAGAAGGTAATTTTTTGACACCTTCTCCTATTAGCTGGGTTGATGTAATTAATAATCCTGAATTTTGGCAAAAAATAGAAGAAAAAGATTATGAGATATTATCTGTAATATGTAATCAAAATTATAATGATTTAAGAAAAGGTGAAATTATTACTAAACAAGAAAATGGTCAATATATGGGTAAAAATATTTTAACTTGGGAAAAAGAAGATGTTATTATTAAAATGAAACATTGGTCTATTCATTCAGTAAAAAGATTATCTGATGGAGAGATATTTACTATTGGAGATATAATTAATATTTCAGATTATAGACATAATATTATTATCAAAAATTTTAAAATTAATAGTTTAAATCAAATATTTATAGTCTATTCAGATGGTAATGAAGATTGTACTGTTATATTAAAAAATATTCAACATTTTAAACAAAAACTTTTTACTACAGAAGATGGAGTTGATATTATAGATAAAGTGCCTATTTATTATGTAATTAATATACCTGAAAAAGGTTTAGTTAAAGGTAGTACAATAGCAGAAGAGTTTAATAATTTAGCTTTTTTGTATAAAGGAGCTAAATTTTTCAGTAATTCAAAATCTGCACAAGAATATATTTATCAAAATAAACCAAGATTTAGTTTTAAAGATATAGAAAATTCATATTTGAAAGCAGCACCTATTACAAGTTGTTTGTATAAAGAATTTATTAATAACCTTGAAAAGTATTGTTTATGAGAACAGTTACAATACCATTAGAAGAATATGATGCTATGAAAGAAAGAGATTTGTTTTATAGAGAACAAATTAAAGAGATTTATGATAATCAAATTGTAATGGTCTATTTTCAAAGAGCTTTAAGAAATGAACAACCTACTATAGATATGGTTATTAATAATGCAAAAACTGTAACAAAATTAAATAAATCTTTATTTGTTAAAGAGTTAGAATTATCTTTAGGTAATAATAAAAAATTTAATCATTTAAAAATAGAAGTATCAGAAAAATGACACCAAGTGATAAACAACAAAAAATATATGATACTTGGATAAACACTATGTATAACATAGTTATAAATGCTGTAGCAGGGGCAGGCAAAAGTTTTACCCTGCTAGAGCTTATGAAACTTTGTAAAAAAAGAACTTTATATTTAGCTTTTAATAAATCTATACAAAAAGAATTTGAAGAAAAAATAGTTAAGAATAATCTTACACAATATTGTAAAGCTTTAACATTACATGCTTTGGGTTTAATGGCTATAAAAAATGTTACTAAATCTTTTACAATAGAGGATAATAAAGTTTATAAAAAACTTTTTGAATTTGAAAAGAAAAATAAAAGTTATTTTAAATTTATACCTTATACAATTAAAAAATCTGTATATTTTTCTTTATATAGCTTATATAATAGTTATAGATTAAATCTTAATACTGATTTAGATTTTCTTGAAAATTCTTTAAGAGAAAGAGATATAGCTTTAATTTATCCTGATGATAAGGAAGAATTTGAAGCTATATTTCTTAAATTTATAATTTTTATGGAAGATTATAATAAAAAAAGAGAATCAGGGTATTTAATAGATTTTTTAGACATGATTTATCTTCCAGTAAGATATAAATTTAAAATCCCTATTAACCCTGAATATCTTATGATAGATGAAGTTCAAGATTTAACAGCTTTACAACATTCATTTGTAGATAAACTTTTAACTGAAAATGGTGTTGAAAAATGGATAGCTGTTGGAGATAGAAATCAAGCCATATATGGTTTTAGTGGTGCAAATTCTTCTTCATTTGATATTCTTGTAAATAAAGAAAATGTTATAGAATTGCCATTAGATATATGTTATAGGTGTGATTTAACTATTATTGCAAAAGCTAATTCTGTATATAATGTTATGCAAGGTTTTAAAACTACTGAAGGTATTGTAAGTACTTATAATTTTGATTTAAAAAAAGATAATAATAAAATAAATGATTTTTATAATAATATTAAACCTGGTAGTTTAATTATTTGTAGGAACAAAAAACCTTTAATTACATTACTTATAGATTTAATGGAATTAGATATTGAATGTAGTTTAATGGGTGATGATATTTTATTATATCTCACTAGTTTTTTAAAAGACTATAAAGATTTAACTATATGGAATGCTGAAACTGTAATTAAATCAAATATAGAAGACTTCAGTAAAAAGTGTAAAGATTATGAAAAATATAAAGTAGATTTATTAGAAGAAAATTATAGTAATTTTTTATTATTAAAAAAGTTAGTTTCTCCACAAAGTAAAATTTCTGATTTAATAGATAAAATAAAAAAACTTTTTGAAGAACATCCTAATGATATTAAATTATGTACTATACATAAGTCAAAAGGATTAGAAGCTGATATTGTTTATATATTAAATGAAGATTTAATAGGTAAACAAGCAGTATCAAAAGAACAAAAAATCCAAGAAAAAAATTTAATGTATGTAGCTAGAACAAGAGCTAAAAAAGAAATGTATTTTTTAAACATAAAAAATAATAAATAATAATATGACAAAAGAATTATTAAAATATTTCAAAGGTAATGAATTAGCTGCAAATGTGTGGTTAAGTAAGTATGCTTTAGAAGGTGAAAATACACCTGATGATATGCATAAAAGAATGACAAAAGAGTTTACTAGAATAGAAGATAAGTATATTAAGGATGAAATAGCTTTAATAAATATGTCAGATATAGTAAATAATAATATGTCAGATTATTATAATTCAAGATTCAAAAATGGTTGGCATTTAACTGAAGATAGAATACATAAGTTATTTGAAAACTTTAAATATATTATTCCTCAAGGTTCTATAATGGCAACATTAGGAACTAATCAAATAGCTTCACTATCTAATTGTTGGGTAATTGAATCTCCTGTGGATTCTTATGGAGGTATTCATAAAGCAGATGGAGATTTAATTTATTATTATAAAAGAAGAGGTGGAGTAGGTATGGATATTAGTAAATTAAGACCTGAAGGTACTAATACTAATAATTCAGCTAAATCTACTACAGGAGCTGTATCATTTATGGAAAGATTTTCTAATACAACTAGAGAAGTAGCTATGAATGGTAGAAGAGGAGCTTTAATGATTTCTATGGATGTAAACCACCCTGATATTTTAGAATTTGCTAAAATTAAAACAGATAAAACTAAAGTAACAGGTGCAAATATTTCTATAAAGATTAATAATGAGTTTATGAAAGCTGTAGAAAATGATGAAGATTATTTTCTTAGATTTCCTTGTGATTTAGATGTTTCAGGATTTATCTCTTCTGATTTTGCAGAATATAACAAATCTTATTCAATAGGTGGAGGTATATCTGGTTTTATTAAAAAGATTAAAGCTAAAGAATACTGGGATGAATTTATTAAACAAGCTAAAGATAATGCTGAGCCTGGTTTAATGTATTGGGATAATGTAATAAATTATGACCCAGCTAGTGTTTATGAACAATATAAACCTATAACTACAAATCCTTGTGGGGAGCAAGCTCTCCAACCTAATGATAGTTGTAGATTAATGGTACATAACTTATTTAGTTATGTAGTAAATCCTTTTACTAAAGATGCTTATTTTGATTATACACTTTTCTATAATCATTGTTATGAAGGTTTAAGATTAGGAGATGATTTAGTAGATTTAGAAGCTGAATACATACAAAGAATTATAGATAAAATTAAATCTGACCCAGAATCTGATATAATTAAACTTCAAGAATTAATGCTTTGGGAAAAATCTCTTAAAATTTGTCTTGAAGGAAGAAGAGTTGGTATGGGTATTACAGCATTAGGAGATACTTTAGCTGCATTAGGTTTTAAATATGATTCAAATGAAGCATTAGTTGAAATTGAAAAAATAATGAAAACTAAAATGGAAGCTGAATTAGATTGTACTATAGATTTATCTATATTAAGAGGTTCATTTAAAAATGCAAATTCTCAATTAGAAATAAAACATATTTTACAAGTTGATACAAAAACTAATAAACATACAGATAAAATTGAATTTGGTAATAAATGGTATGAATTTATACATAAAACTTTTCCTGAACAAAGTAAAAGAATGCATAAATTTCAAAGAAGGTCAATAAATTTTAGTACAATAGCTCCTACAGGTAGTGTATCTTTATTAGCTGATAATTGTACTTCAGGATGTGAACCTTTATTTAGTCCTTATTATTTTAGAAAAAAGAAAATAAATCCTGGTCAAGAAAATACTAGAGTAGATTTTGTAGACCAAAATGGAGATAGTTGGCAAGAGTTTCCTGTATTACATCCTAAATTTAAAGATTGGATTGATTCTACTAGAATGAAAGGTACAACAGACTATTCTAAAGAAGATTTAGAAGTATTGTTTAAAGAATCTCCTTGGTATGGTAGTACAGCTAATGATATAGATTGGTTAAAAAGGGTAGAAATACAAGCTATACTTCAAAAATATACTACAAATGCTATATCTTCTACTATAAATTTACCTTCAACAGTTACTTATGAAGAAGTTAGTAATATTTATATGGAAGGTTGGAAAAAAGGTTTAAAAGGTCAAACTGTAAAATATATGCAGCACATTATAGTAATATAATGAGGAAAAGTTCTTAAATTGCTGGAAACCCCTAAAGCAATATATACTACAACATAACTAGAAATGGTAAGTGTGAATGTTTGAAAAATATATTGATTTATATAATAAAATAGTATTACCTTTGTAATATAAATTATATAAAATGGGCAATCAGCAGCAAAATAACAATTACATTGGAAAAGTTGCATGTTATAAATCTAAAACTAAAACAGGATTTTGTCACCACTATCATTTTAATAATAACTCTTTAAGAAAATTATTAGAATTTATTGGAGAATGTCCTGTAGAAAGTTATAAATATAAATGAATTGTTAGATGTTCAGAGACTATAATAGAACCATCCTAATGGGATGATGGGATAGTCCAAACTTTATGGAAACATAAAGAGTTATGCAGAAATGACATAACCACATTATATAAAAAATATATAATGGAGTAATAAAAAGATATGTAGATGGTTGTAGAACTGGTGTTTTAACAACTAGTTCTTCATCTAATACTGATAATTTTACCTATCAAGATGCTGTAAAAAGACCTAAAGTATTATCTTGTAATATTCATCAAAGCACAACACAAGGGGAAGATTGGTTAATAGTTGTATCACTAATGAATGAAAAACCTTATGAAGTATTTTGTGTACCTAATACTTGGAATTTACCAAAAGGTAAACTTACAGGTAATCTTATTAAAGAAAAGAAAGGACATTATAGATTAAGTATTGGAGATGTAATGGAAATTGAAAATATTAATTTAGAAGCTAATGAATATCAAGCAGTTAGTTCAAGATTAATATCTACAGCTTTAAGACATGGTACAGATATTAAATACATTGTTGAACAACTATCTAAAGTTGAAGGAGAATTATTTTCATTTAATAAGTCATTATCAAGAATATTAAAATCATATATTATTAAAAATGTTAAATCAACATTAAATTGTCCACAATGTACTGAAAAAACAATGATTTATGAAGAAGGTTGTACAAAATGTACTTCTTGTGGTTATTCAGGTTGTTAATTATTTATATATTTTTTAAAATAATAATTGTATATTTGCAAAAATAATTACATTAGATAACTATATAAAAAATAATGGTACAGCATCATTAGATAGGATAGATTCAAAACAATCTTATATTGAAAATAATGTACAATGGGTACATAAAGATATAAATATTATGAAATGGGATTATACTCAAGAAAATTTTATAAAAATGTGTAAATGTGTTGCAGAACATAATAAATAATAAAAATGAAAAAACAAATTCAAACAGAAATAATAGAAATGTCTTTAGGACATTGTTCAAGAATGATTGGTGGTTCTAAAAGTGGTTATATATCTAAATATCCTGATAGAAAACCTATTTTTAATGCTAATATAATTACTAAATCACAAGGTAAAATATGGTATGGAGATTTAGATTTAGTTAGTGATAGACATATTTTAGAGCAATTACCTGAGAAATTAGAAGAAAATGTCTATATTTTAAGGGAATTAGATTGTAGATTTGGTACAGAAAATGACCCTATTGAAACATTAATTTTAAAAGCTGTAGAAACTTTTAAATTAGAAAAATAATAAAAAATGTGTATATTTGCCAGTTAAATATTTTAATTATGATTAACTGGCAAATTAACACTCAATACTTTATTGTAAATAATCAATACTGTGCTATAGCAGGACCTACACTTGTACCTATTATGAATGTAAGTCTATGTAATATTACTTGTTCTCAAGCAAGTTTTACATTACCTGATAATGGTAGTATTATAAGTTTCCCTATTGCAGTAGAAGAAGGTGAAAATAATATTATACCTGAATATTATGCTGCATTTGAAACTTTACTAGAAGCACAAAATTATTATAATGATGTATTAGGAGAAATGAAAAATAATTTAGATGAAAAAATATTAAGTCCAAAAATATGACAAAAGAAATTAAAGATGTATTCCCTGTAGGAGATAGAATACTTATAGAATCAACTATGTATAAAAAACAAAGTTCTATTATTTTAACAGAAAAACCTACAGAGGCTACAAGAGAATCCTATGAAAAAGTTGAAGATAGAATTTTAAAGGTAGGTTCAAAATGTAAAGAAGATTTTACAGAGAATATGCAGATTATATTATCTCCTTATGCCCAACCATCTTATTTTCAAACTATAGAAGATTCAAAAGAAAAGATTATTGTTCAAGCAGTATTTGATACTGATATGATTGTAGGTATAATTAAATAAGATATGAAGGTAAAAATTAAAAAATTAAGACAAGATGCAGTAATACCTTCTTATGCAAAACCTGGAGATGCAGGAATGGATTTAACTTGTATAGATTATGCACAAGATGATTATGGTAATATAGTTTACTATACAGGTATTGCTATTGAAATTCCTGAAGGTCATGTAGGCTTACTTTTTCCTAGAAGCTCTATTTCTAAATATTCCATGCAATTTACTAATTCAGTAGGAGTTATAGATTCTGGGTATAGAGGTGAAATTATGATGAAATTTAAACCTATTATGACACATAACCAAACATCACCACTCAATTATAATATAGGTGATAAAATAGGTCAATTAATTATAGTTCCTTACCCTCAGATAGAATTTGAAGAAGTTAGTGAACTTTCACAATCAGAAAGAGGTACAGGAGGATATGGTAGCACAGGAAGCTAAAATGTTTGTTTTATACTTACTTCATAATGATTTAGAAAGTATATTAAGACATTGGTATGAAGATAATAAATATGATAATAAAATATCTTTTAAGTGGTTTTTAGTTCATATAGAATCTGTTATGTGGTATGCAAATAATAATGAAAATGTTGCAAAAAGATTTCCTTATTTAGTTGGATTAAATTTAAACATTTTAATTTCAAAAATAATAGATTATTATTGCCATAAATATCATATAATATTTGTAGAACATATAATACAAAATAAAATAGTTAAAATTTATATAAATGAAAAATAAAATTATAGGTTTCTTTAAAAGAAATTGGGCTTATATTTTTGGTATATTGTTAGCTTTAACTTTAATATTTAAAAGTTACCAGTATGATGATTTAAAATATAAATTAAATATACAAGATAACTTAATAAAATCTTTAAATGATACCACAAAATTCTGGAAAGATAAGGATAGTTTAAATCATGCAAAAATATCTATTATTGAAACAGATAAAGTTAATTATTTTCTAGAAGTTCAAAATTTAAAAGGAGAGAATAAAGATTTACAAAATCTTGTAAAAAATTATAAAAGTAAATTGACTACACCTGGTAACTCTGCAACTAATATAAAAACTGAAACAAAATATGATACTTCTTTTATCACCAATACTCAAGTGGATAGTAACAGTAATTATTGTAATGATACTATTAATGATACTATTAGCAATAATTGGATTCATGCTACTTATCAGAGCTACTTTAGGTCATCTACACAAAGATTAACTAATTTTTCTTTATCTATAAATCAAGATTATTCTGTAATTATAGGAGAAGATAAACAAGGTTTATTTAAACCCTCAAGAACTTTT